ACCACTTCACTCTTTGGTTATAAGTAGTAGAACTTTCTGTTGTATATCCAGCAACAACAAAATCTCTAATAACAGAAATATATTTTGTTTTAAAAGAAATTAAATCTGAAAATAAACTATCTGTTCCTTGATCGAATTTTTGTATGTTATCAGCACCATTAGTAGCAATAATGTTTGTGCCAAACTGCGTAAATGCCCAAAAGTCTCTAGCATTAGAAGTTGTAGAGTTATTGTAGCCACCTGATTTTGATTTGTTTACAAAATCACCACTACTATTCATTTGGAATAGTCTTGTTGCGTTTCCACAATAGTTCGTAACACCATCACTAAGAAAAGCTGAAAATAATCCAACTGCATCTAATGGAGCAGATGAACCTTCTCTTGTTAAAGGAGCTGTAGTTAAACTTTGAAATCCTGCTAATGCTTTGTAGCCTTTAGCTAAAGGTACAACATTATCTACTTTTAATGCACCTGTATTTTGATATGCAGGTAGATCAGCTTGTAAGTCGCCAAACTCAATCATCTATGCCACCTGCGTTGCTGACATTTGTAATGGTGAAGATGTAGTAGATCCTTTAGATGATGATTCATTAGCATTTTTTAAAGCCTCTTTATAAAGTCCTGCCCATATATTTAATCTTTCATCTTGCATGAGGAAGGGGGAACTTTCTGCTAATGCTCCATAAAGATATAGTTCAGGATAATTTGTAAGAATGTCGTTTGTTGCATTACTATCAGATAATGCAGTTAATTTTTTATAATGATTAATTTGTAATGTAGTTGCTGAATCAGGTTCTACTCCTAATAAAATTTTTGTTCCAACTATTGTAAAGAAGTTTGGAGTTCCTGAAGTTTGTGATGTATTATATTTGTTGTAAAAATCTGTATTAGCCATAAACCTTAATGTTGTAAAAGGATTGCTTTGATAGATAACAGTTATGGCTTCTAAATATCCAGTTGGTAAATCATAGCTTTGTGTACCTGCAACTGTAGAAGTTGAAGTGTTAATTTCTACCATTTCTCTAACTCGTAATTCTCTATTTAATCTACTTTCTGCAAGTGTAATAAAGTCTCCTAAATAAGCAGTTAAATCTTCTCTGTTTAAATAAGATGCTATTGTAGTTTTTAAGTTAGTATATGTTGTAATTGCCATTATAAATTACCTGTATAAATCCTAAAATGTCTATTATCTGAGTCATTTAACCATTTAAAAAATCTTGGCTTATCTAAGACTTTTCCTGCATAAGTCATAATTCCTCGTTTAGCTAATTGGTGTACTACTATGTTAGGCAATCGAGCAACACGATAACCTTTTTCATTTTGCATAACTTTAGATTTATAAGCACCTTCATTTTGTGCTACTTTATTAGCATCTAATATTTCTTTAATAGAAGCATTATCTTGATAGTTCTCAATATGAAATTTATTCTCTGCCTCATCTACAATTAAATTAGTTTTGACTGTTGATCCGTCATTAGGATCGTTAAGAGAGAATTTTTTTGCCATGTTACTTGATTGCTTTTGCTATCATCATATCAATAGTGCCTTTAACTTGAAGTCCTTGATTGCCACTTAATTTTAGCATTGGATCAAATTTTCTATCACCCATTGATTTTTGTGAAGATTGTTTTCTTTTACCACCTTTGCTAATCATAGGATCAGCTTTGATTGCACTAGAAACCTTACTATACAAACTTGATGTATGTTTTTTATTTGTAAAAATTGCCATTTGTTACTCCTGTGTTAATGAAAAAAGGGAGGGCATTTAAACCCTCCCAGTCCTTTATTCTACAATTATGCAGTTAAGTTAAATATTCCATAGTTAGCGTTAGGAGCTTTAGCTGTTAAAGTCCATTCTGCTAATAATAGTTTCTTGTCTGAGTCACCAGTTTTTGCAAGATCAGTAGTTTGGAATGGTCTTAGGAAATCCACACTCCACATATCCATTTGAAGAATATCTACTCTGTTTGCGTTTTGGAAACGATCAGGAACAAAAGCTACTTCACCAAAGTCTGATACATAAATATCAGTTGTGCCAATAGATACTTTATCTGAGGCATCTTTGTATTTAGTAGCCACGCCATTAAATGCTGAAGCTAACTGCTTATGACTTGGAGACATTAAAACAGTATCAGGTTCTCCACCTAAAGTGAAAGACTGTAAAAGTCCTGCTGTTAATAATGCTTCTGCATAAGTTCTGTTAGTTCCACCTGCAATAGCTGTAGCACCTGTTCCTAGTGGAACTGCTGAAGGTGAACCATTCTTGGAATAGTTATTAATTCCTGAAGCTGGTCCATACCATGTGCCTACTGAAGCAGACTTTCTAGCTGTTGAAGCATTACCTGCAACTTTAGCTTGTTCAATGCCGATCATAGCATTTTCCATATCACGCTTGATCTCTTTACCCATCTTGGCTAATTGATAAGCCATTTGAGTTCCCATACCTGCGTTATCTACAGCATCATCTGTACCTGAAATTGTTACAGACTTTGATGAGATTTGGGTATAGTTAGTGAGTCTTGCAGTTGCTCCACGAGCCTCTCCTGCATAATCATCACCTTCTATTTGTGCGTTTACTGCTACATCAGCTAAACTATCTGTTTGCCATTCATGTAGTGTGTTTGTTGCTGTACCTTTTGATGCGTTGCTCATAAATGGAGTTTCAGTTGGTGAAATATTAAAAATTACATCAGCTAAATCTTCTCTTATTGAGTTTACACCATCATAGGTATCATAAGTATTGGTTGGTTGTGCCATTACTTAGTCCTTTCTATGTTGTTGTTATTGAGAATACATCTGCTCAAGAATGGAAACTGCATCTGCAACTTTTCCAGTTTTCTTGAGAGTTGCTTTTTTTGAGTTCATACGCTTCACAACATCACTATCATCTTGAACTTTAGGACTAGAAGAACTAATTACCTTAGAGACTTTTGTTACTTTTTTATTTTTAAGATTAGCTTTTTTTAACTTATCATAACGATAAGCATTAGCTAACATCATAACTGCTCTGTGATCTACAAGTTGAGATATTTCTTGGTCTGAATATCCAATTTCTTTAGCGAAATTAGTTAAGTTCTTAACAAACTCAGGACCTTTATCTTTATCTGCATAGATTGGTAATTTTTTAGAAAGAAGTTCTCTTTGCTGTTCTAAGTAATTAGAGTATGTTCTATTATACTCCTCTTGTTTTTCAGCTTGGATTCTTTCTTTTTCTTGTATAGCAGAATTTAACAATTCTTTTTGACGATCTTGTTCTGCTTTTACTCTTACATATTCAGCAGGATCATTTTCATAAAGTTTGTCTAAATCTACTTTTTTTTCACTAGCTTTTAATTGTTCTGATAATACTTGAAGTTGTTTCTCGTATTGATCTCGTTTGATTTTTGCCTCCTCAGATTGCCTAGTAAAATCATTTTTTAATTGATCTACACTTTTTCTATCTTGTGATAGTTTTTCAGTTTTCTGAGTGTAATCTTGTTGTCGAGAATAACCTTTTCTAAGTTCATCAAGGGTGACTTCCACTTCCTGTCCATTGACAGTTAGTTTATAAAGTTCCTCATTACTATTAGTTGTTTCTTCTGCTTCAACTTGATCTATTAGTTCATCATCTTCAAAAGTATCTTCGATATTCGTTTCCAAGTCGTTTCCATCTTTTGTTGATTCTTCACTTGCAGTTTCTTGAGTCTTAGAGGCTTCTGTATTAAGTAAGGTTTTCAAGTGTTCTGCTGTCTCGTTCACATTTCGAGACTTGGGCATTGGTGCAACAGATTCGGTTTGAGTTTCTGTTGCAGAGTCCATTGCTGGTTGTTCTGCCATGTATTACTCCTATTTTTTTATGATTTTGCCTGTTTCCATAACAGACTGTAGTTGCATCACAACGAGTTCTAACATTCTCCTCATAACGAAAATGTTTTCCCTCTGTTCTGAACTTTTGAGATCACTATTTAACCATTCTTGATTAAGGTCGGATCGAATTTTGTTTACTGCTTCTATAAATAATGGGTGTTCTAGTATTTGTTTTGCTTCTTGACTTTGTTTTTGTTCGTTATCTGCCATTATAAACCATATCTAAAACCAGCTTTCGCACCAGTTTTTGCAGTATCTTTGTATTTAAAGTTTTGCATTGATCTTCCACCTGATGTATCACCTGAATTATTTGAATATGATTTTATTGTTGATGCACCATACTTTGATTGAAATGGTTGAGATGTAACATTAAGACCAGCATAGACATTACCCATATCATCAGCTTTGTCTCCTCTACTTTGTTTCATAAATACTGGCTCATCTTGTTTAGTTTCTGCATTATACCTATAGTCATAAGGTGTCTCTGCTTGGGCGTCTAAGTTTAGTCCTTGTTGTCTTGCTAAATCTTGTTCAAATGCTTGGTTAGCTTGTACTAAGTTTAAATTACCACCTTTTGCAAAAGTTAATTTTCCATCAGATCCTTTTTCAATAACTCCACTATTAAGAAGTGTATTAATGTCGTTCATTCTTCCAAGAGCTAGAGGTAATCCAAAAGGAGGAATAAAACTTAATGCGCTTTTTAAAATATTTCCAGCACTATCAAATTGAAATCTACTAGGTATTTCTTTTCCACCTGTTAATTCACCTAATCCTAAATTCATAAAGGCATTTTGTTCAGGACTAAACACACTTCCTACACCCTCATAAGGTGGAGGTGTTGTTTCAGGATTATTTTCATCATTAGGTACTACTTCTTCTATAGGCACACAAACATTTAAAACTGAATCAAAAGTATAACCTTCAGGACATGGATCAGGAGTAACAGGATCAGGAGTTGAAGGAGGAACATAAGGAGTTACTGGAACTGTATAAGGATTAGATGTGCTTTCAGTAGAAAATCCACCTGTTAAAAACTTATCTATAATAGCTTGTGAACTACTGGGACTGTTGGGTGTTGCCATTTTTATTTATTCCTTGCTGTAATATTTGTGTTGCTAGTTTTTCTTTTTGAATATCTTTAGCATCATCTTCTTTAATTAAAGTTGAAGCTAATTTTTGTTGATCGAGTTCTAGTTTTTGTGCTTTCAGTTGTAGTTCAGCTTGATCTTTTGCTTGTTGTCTTTGTAAATCTGCTTGTGCTAATTGAATAGCAGGATCGGGTTGTTGGGGTTTAGGAGGAGGAGGAGGAGTATTAGCTGGATTGTTAAAGAACTGACTTGCGTCTTTGTAACCTGCGTTTTCTAAATACTTCTCTAAGGTGTTATAAATTTTTTGAGGATCAACAATACCCATACCACCAGCACCAATTAATTTTTCTTGTACTGCCAAAACTCTACCTAAGACTTCTAGTTTTTGATCCATAGATCCACTACCTAGTCCTATTTGAACTGTAGCATTGTATCTGTGTACCCA